TGCAAGCGTCTATCAGTTCGCCAATCTCGCTTCGAACAGCCAAGACCTTTCAGGCTTCGCTTGTGGTGCAGACGCAATCGCAGTTGCGACCGCTCTCCCTCTGACTGAAATCCCTGGCTTCGACGTCGCAGTCGGTACTGACGCTGACACAGGCCTCTCGGTTCAGATCATCATGGGTCAAGAGCAGTCCGGCTTCTACAACATCACCGCTACTCTGTTGTTCGGTTGTGCTGTCGGTCGTTCGACTTCGCTCGTCCGTCTCAAGTCTGCCTAATCAGTCTTAGATAGACTTCAATCGGGCCTCCTTTAATCGGGAGGCCTTTTTGTTTTTACGACTTCGGCAATGATAGATGAATACGTCCGACCTTATTTCAGACGCAAAAGATATAGTCGGCGACATGGCCGACCTTGCTCAGACATGGACAACGGTTGCCGGCACGACTTCGTGGCAGGTGCTAATCGGACAGCCAACACTTAGCCAGGAGTTACAGGCTGGCGGGTTTATGGAAACAGTAAACCACGAGGCCCGCATCGTCGCATCGACGGCATCCTGGACTACTTCATACGGTACGGCCTGTGCCGCGGCTCTATCCTCAGGGCAACCGGCCTCGACCCTAGCCATCGGGCAAACTCTCGTCGCTACGGAGCAGAGCAATCGCAAGTACCGCATCGTTGGCTCAACCTATAAGCCCGGCTCGGCTTGGGTGACATTGCAGGTACGAGCTGAGGACGAGCGGTAATGTCTATCTATCCCACACAAAGGACTAAGGGACAGATTCGAACCTTTATGGCAGACTTGGGCAAGTTTGCTAACTTCACAGGCCAACTGATAGAAAACGCAGTACGCGAAGAAGCCTCACTTACAGCGCGTGCCGCGATGAAGCACTCGCCATCGATGTCGGCATCTATTAAACGTAATGCTCGCAGTAAAAAGGGATTGTTTAATGCAAGCAGCGGCAATGGTGGTGACGGTGACAAAAGGTCGTCGCAAGCATTTGGTGAGCGTGCTGTTGCCTTAGACATTTTGCGAATCGTCAAAACTGTCGATGAGTCTCTAGTCGATGCCACCGGAGATTTCTCAAATGTGGACGATTACATCAAATGGAGAACTTCAGGCCGTGGTCAAAAGACTCTCAATAATACAGAGTTAAATCGCATCCGCTTAGACCCCGATCACCTTAAAGCCTATCAATCTTTTAAGGCTATATTCCAAGGCCGTGGTGAGCAGCACAAGCGCCTAGATGGCGGTAGCCTTGCTTCGTGGCATGCACAAATGAAGAAAAAGTTTAATCACCGCATCAGAAGGAACCGAACTAAGGACTCAGCATTTTTCAATACCCTTGCTGGATATAGAACTGCCGACGAGCGGACTATTATAAATTATATCCGTAGCTCACAAAAAAGAGTCGGCTACCTAAAAAGCGGTTGGTTAGCTTGTATTAAACAGATAGGCCCTGTACGCATCCGCACTAATAAATACCCAATGGGTATTGAGAAGTCTTATGGCCTCAAGGGTCTACCATCATTTATTAAGCGCCATAGTGCTCCTGGCGTAGCAAAGTTAAACTTCCCTTCGGTTTATGACTCTGATGCCAAGTTAAAGATTTATAAAATTAACATCGTCAATATGGTTGGCAACGCTGACAACGCTGGGACGACTGCTAAGACATTTGATAAGACACTTGCGTACAGAACGGCTAACCGAAAAGGTAAGATGAAGAAGTACCTCGAAATAGGTATCCAACAATTTAACAACGAAACCAATGGGAACTAAATCACCAGCAGAAATCATCGAGAGCGCACTTGTCGCCCACCTCCAGGCTCAATCCGAGCTAACAGGTGTAAACATTGAGAGAGGCATTGAGACTGATGTCACGGTGCTACCTCTCTGCGTTGTTAGCGTATCTAGCCTTAACCCCATTTCCGATCTGCCCGAATGGCAGGGCAACTTTAACGCCAGCCTAAGTGTTACGGTCTTTACTTCGAGCGACGAGGCAACGGCCTTGACCGTACACCGGGCACGTACCGCGGCAGTACTCGGGGCATTGCAGGACATCCCAGCCGTTAAGGCGCTATTTACCAGCCAAGCCGACGCTACCTGCTACGACGTAATCTATACCAGCACCGAAGAAAGCCAAGGCGACAGGGCACTGCTGTCTACGTCTAACTTTTCTATCTTAATCGTCTTACCTGCCTGAGTCTTTACACCGCACGCAAAGGTATAACACTATGGCAGCCGTAACTAAAGGAACAGCGTATGTATATGGTATTTCGGGTACTGTAACAGGTATTACCGTGCAATCATACACGGTCACTCGCTCTTTCGAGCTGGATGACAAAGTCCAAGACGAGACAGGTAAGACTGTCACGCACCGCCTAGACGGTCGCACTAACGAACTAAGCCTCGAAGGCGTATTGACTAGTGCTGCCACCTTCGTCCTTTCGATTGGCGACAAAATTGTTTTTGCTGGTAACGAAGTCGCATTTACAGGTTGTATTACCCGCATCGAAGACCGTGGGCAGAATAAAGGCTTCACGTTAATTTCCCTCTCCGCAACGGAGTACGAAGCAATTACCTACTAAGGTATAAGTTATCCCGACAAATCCTTAGCTGACGCGAAAGGTGATTAGGCTCTCTACGGAGGGCCTTTTCTTTGCCCCTTGGCTTGCCTCTAGAGGCGTTTTGATGGTTAGGTATAGCCCTTCCTATGGACAAGCGATTTCTAGAGGCATTTCTGACACCTAAAGGCACGCATCTTTGCGGGTATAAGTTGTACCCATGGTGCTTAAAGCATCGGCTTTGGCTTACCGCGTTAAACCATCCTATCGTGACTGACCGGATAATGAAGCCAGCGGACATTATACTTTTTGCCAAGGTATGTAGCGAGTCGGGCAATCTCAAGCCCAGCCTGTCAGATCACTACCACGGCATACGTCTTATGTCCGGCAAGCGGTACGCGTCGGCAGTCGAGTTAGCGCACGACCACATCAAGGTTAGTACGTGGCCTCAATTTTGGGAGAAGTCGGAACGTGACCAGGGAGGCAGTCCTAGGCACAACGGTATCCCATGGCCTCTCGCTATCATTACTAACTTAGTTAAGCATGGCATCTCATTTGAACAGGCATTGCATATGCCGGAGTCGCAGGCCGTTTGGATGTCGGCAGGATTTTCTGTGAGCGATGGTGCTTCGATGGAGATTTTCTCTAGTGAAGATGAGGCCCTGCTTGACGAGTTGGCAAAGGTAGGAAACCCAACCAATGGCACGTAATATAGAGTTTAACGTCGTCGCCAATGACAAGGCGACAGGAACGCTGAAAAACGTTAGTAAGGAAACTGAAAAGTTTGGTAATAGCGTTGGAAAGTCTACGGCTAAATGGGCTGCGGCTGGCGTCGGTTTAACTGCTATAGGTGCAGCTGCTTTCAATGCCGCAAAACAAATGAGCAGCATTAAAGACGAAGCCGCTCGACTTGGTATGGGCGTAGTAGAGTTTCAAAAATTAAAGTTTGCCGCTGAGCAAAGCGGTCTATCAATCGAGCAACTTGGCAAAGGTTATAAAGATTTACGCAACTTGGTAAGAGACGCAGGCAACTTAGCCGAAGCAGGAAAAACTAATGACCCTAAGGTCAAAGCATTGCAGGCACTTGGCTTTTCTATGGATGAAATTAAAACCAAAGGCATATCTGCCGACGAGATTTTGCAACGCATGGCTGTCTCCATGAGCTCGCTCACTGATGAGCAACAGAAATACGAAATGGCGACCGCGGTATTCGGTGATAAAATTGCTATGGATATGATACCGCTCTTATCCAACTACGACGAGTTACGCGCTAACATGGCTAAGGCACCATATGCCACGGTTGAGCAGGCTGATCAGTTAGACCGACTAGGTGACAAACTAGATGCAATGGCTTTAGAGGCTCAAGTTACAGCAGGTACTACTATGGCAAACGCATTGGGCATAACGGCTGGGGCAGTTGGTGCTGCACCTAAAGCAGCTATGACTCCGGGTACTGCCGAAGCACTTGGAAAAAAGACCCCAGCACAGATGGCTCAAGACCTTATCAACGCAGGCAAGAAGCCATCCGAAGGCGGTAAGATGGCAGTCAGCTCGATGGCTCAAATCGGTGGCTCTGCGTATCAGGCCGCTGGCATGGTAGCCGGAAAGACTGCAACGGATCACCTCGCTATCATCGCTCAGAATACGACGACCATGGCAGATAATACAAGCGGAGCAACTGACGGCACAATTCCGAAGGCTGGTGCGACTAACTTTACTAACCCTAATAACGACCTGTTACGCACATGTATAAACGTTTTCAAGAGCACTTTCGGAAAATAATTTATGGCACGAATTACAAAAGGAAACAAACTAGCCACGGCAGTCTTAATGCCTGGATGGACAATTGAAGACGACGGCTTCGGCTTACTCACTTGCAAAGCAGATTACACTATCAGCCATGGTACCTCTGACATTTCTGCCGACGGTGCTTCGGCTTTATCCGCAGTACCTAAACGCGGCGATGCTTTCTCAAAAGATAAGCGCCTTATCTGTCACAACGTTTCCTCGACCCTCAATAGCAACGGCCTGCAAATCTTCTCGGCTCAGTACTGCGGTATCGCCACCGGCAATGTAACGGTTGCGGAAGTAAGCGGACGAGGTTCCATGTCTACAGAACCTATTGAGACGCATCCTAATTTTGCCACAACAGTACTAGCTGGCACAGTTGATGACCCTCAGAACGGTGCTAAGTTTAATGCCGACGGTTCATTTGATGGCTTTGTAGAACATACAACAGTAACAAATGTCTCTGGAGATAAGTACGGTGTTAAGAGTTACCTCAATGCAGGCTTTGGAATTACCGGAAGCCTTTATACGACCGACATGTATCTGGCCTCTAAACTTGTAAGTGCTATGGGTGAAACAAGCTGGTCAGGAATATTCCGAGGTGTCAATTTACTTGGCGATCTAAGCGGTCTTAGACCAACATGGTCAACATCTTCCGATAATGGTGGCTTTTCTACAGTGATTGGCGGCTTACCTCAGTTATTGCTAACAGGTATATCACTAGAGTTTTTTGGAACGTTGGTGAAGGTGTCATTTGACATTACCTTCGCAGTCAATGGCTGGGACGTAGACATCTATTACTATGGCGAGCAAACAGGCGTGAGTAAAAAAGATACTCCGGGCAACTCGGGCGGGTGGGCTACTAATATGCATACCAACTTCCAAACAAATCAGAAGATGGGTGGTAATACAAACTTACGCCCAACTAAATAACATGATTCGCCCGGGCGTAGGTTATAAGGTTAAGAATATAAACGGACAGACGTCGCTTGTAATCGACCCACCTCGCAAGCCTGCTCCTTTGCAGTTTGAGTGTACTGTTTTAACCGAGAAGGTCGCAGGCGTTACTAAGAAATATATTAAGGTCGAGCCGGGCTTTGTTAAGATACTTAATTATACCTTAATGCTAACTTCAACGGGCAACCGTGATGTAAGTGTCGGTGATGCTTCAATTTTAGACCCTAATTATATGGCTATTACAAAGCTTTATAAGGTCGAAGGCTGCAACTGTTACAAAGCATTACGCTATCCTGCAAGTGCCGCCACGCTTGCTCTTAATCAATTTGAAATTGAGACGGAGGAGGACAGTCTCGTAGTGCTTTATCGCGCTGCTCCAGGATCTGGTAAACCTCGCCTTGCGGTGATTAGTGCAAGCCTGTTTGCTTCATGTTTCCGATATGGCCCCACAAGTGCAAGTAATGGAGAGGGTACAGTTCCTACTATTAAACACGTTTTTCGAACAGGTACTTCTGGGAGTGTACCAACCTTAGCAGTCTACGCCTCGATGTGGGAAAGGCTTGGTCTGTCTGTTAAGTTAATTGCATTATACAACTCCACGACCAACAAGCTAACGCAGTACCATACAGGCGACGTTGATCTAACCGAAACGGCAGAGTCCTACATTGTATCGAGTGCCTCGCCTGTTACCACAGGCCCTTGCATTGACGACGGCTGGGCATCCTCCTTCTACGTCACAAGCGGCACAGGTGCTCCAGCCGGCTACACCTTTAACTAC